GAAGAGATTTGCCTAGGGTTCCTGAATCACTTGCTGAAGTCACTAACATTCCTGGTTCCCAGCAATGGGAGGCTAAAGATGGTTGTTATTGCGTTAGTACTATGAGTTCCCAAACTAACAACCCAACTGATGAAGCCTCGGAAGCTGTCTTGGCTGTTTACGATTCCAGTTTAGCCGCTGGTAAATTGTACGCAAATGTTGTTGCGAACGCTACTGCAGGAAAGGTCCCTTGGATCCCTACAACTGGTACAACCATTCTCGCAAGTCCATACTTTCTTAATGGCGCATTTTTCACAGGTTTGCCTGCTGGAACTGAATTAACTATTAATTGTATTTGGATCATTGAGAGATTTGTAGATGCTAATAATTTAGACTTGATTGTCATGGGGAGTCCTTCTCCATATTATGACCCTGTTGCAATGGAAATTTATTCAAAAACTGCTAGCAGATTACCTCACGGTGTAAAAGTCGGAGATAATGCTGATGGTGATTGGATTAAAAATATTGCCGATGTTCTTTCTAACTTTGGTGTGCCCGGCATGCCTTTGGTGAAAGGCGCTGTTGATCTTTGGAATGGATTCCAAGGAGGTAACTTAAAACCCAATAATTCAAAAGCCGAGCAGGCTAGAGTGAGAAATCTTGAAGCGAAAGTTTCAAATATGGAACGCTCTTTTGTTGGTAGTCCGAGTAAATCCCTTGTAGTTCAACAAAACAAAATGGCCAAATCTGCTCCTAAGAAGAAGGTTGGTGCTTCACAGCTTCCAACAAAGAAACAAAGAAGAGCAATGGCTATTGCGGCTGCTAATCTACCGCCTCCAATGAATGCGAGGAAATAAAAATTTTTAACTTGTCCTAGTCAATGACTTTAAACTTATGACCATAGAGTGAAAAAGATGTTTGAAAATAACATTTTGATTATTGATTGTACCTGCCTTAAATGTGCACCCGGAGCTGATTAGCGTCAGTAGGACCGGTATAGCCGTATTAATTTTAATTATGTTTCAATTTTATTTTGTTGTTTAAAATGCAGCGTGTCAATTTAGTGATTGAATTAGCAAACGGTGGGTTGCGTCACCATCAACAAAGGAAATCCCAGTAACTCTATGAGTTCAAATACGTGTCTAAAATGTATAAACCAGG